GCTGGCCGTTGCCCAGAGCTCGTTTAGCAGAGATACAAGATGATTTAATGCAAAAAGGCGCTCTGGGAGTGGGCTGGTCAGTGGCTTTCCCGCAGCCCGACAGACTCGGTGGCGATGAAGAGTTTGCACACTCGTTGCAGGGCAGTAACAGCGTCCTTGCAATGTACGAAAATGAAGGCTCTGGCTTTCCAGAAACCGTTGGTACGGTCATTATCGGGAATCCGGTCGGAGGCTACTCTGCTTTAGGGGTTGTGCAAAATATCGAGGTGTTGCGTAATGCAGCATCACAAGGAATCGCTTCAGCGCCAGTAGAAGTAGACCAGTTAGTGCGTCGTATGCCCTTGTTGATGAAAACACCCGACGGTTGGGTTCCGGCGTTTGGCACACAGGTTTTAAAGGTTCTGGCTAACGCAAATACCTACCTCATCAGGACAAACCCAAACGGCATTGAAGAGATCATTGTGCAAGGATTGCCGCCAGTAGCGACTGATTCGTTGGGCCGCAAGTGGATTAGCTGGGTGAACACACACCAGGCGACGCTTGCTGAGATGGATGTAAAAGACCGTTTCGTTTTTATCGGCACTGACGCTATGGGGATTATGCCGCAACTGGCTACGCCTGTTGGATTGCTCGAGCCACACAAAATCCAAGCTGCCTTGGCTGAATCAATACTCATCACCGATAGTCCAAGAATCCCTGATTGGTCGTTGGCGGCAGAATTAGCCATTTTGGTGCTCACAGTAGCGCTTGTTTGGGTCTTGGTGACAAAATTAGGCGTTACCCTTGGGGTAGTGTCGTTTTTCGCTATTTTTGTCTCTACGGGCGCGTATGGGGCTTATTCCATACAACAAGGGGTGCTTTTAGACGTTACTTGGGCTCTGATTTCCCAGTTTGTAAGCGCTTCTGGGGCGTTTTACCTTAATTTCCGCACCCAATACCGGCTCAGGCAGCTTATTAAGCAGCAATTTGGTAAGTACCTTGACCCGCGAATGGTCAAAAAGCTGCAAGACAACCCTGAATTATGCCAAGTTAACGGCGCGAGAGTAGATTGCAGCATCATATTCACAGATTTAAGAGGGTTCACGAGCCTGTCCGAATCGGTAGAGCCTGAAATGGTGACCTACATAATGAACAACGTGTTGGATGTGCAGGTAAAAGCTGTTAATAAGTTCGGCGGCGTGACGGATAAGTTTATTGGCGACGCAGGAATGTTCCACTTCAACACTATAATCCCACAGCCCGACCATCACGACCTTGCATTAGCCGCAGCGAAGGAAATAGAAAGCAACATTGCTGATCTTAATGTGCGCTTTACTGAAGAAGGCATCCCAGAAATAGCGATCGGCGTGGGTGTCAATAGCGGTGTTTGTATTGCGGGTAACTTTGGTGCAACAGATAGATTTGCGTTCAGTTTGATCGGCGACCCGTGCAATATCGCCGCCCGATTGGAATCAGCGACCAAAGAAGTCGGGGTTGGGACGCTAATTGGAGAAGAAACTGCACTAAATTGCAAATTTTTGCTAAAATCATTGAAACCCATAAGAGTGAAGGGCAAAAGCGAGCCTTTGAAGGTGTACACATATGCAGATTAGTCTTGTTCTTGGTTTCTTGTTGATTGCTACTGCTGGAGGCAGTTATTTCTATATCAGCACACAAAAAGCGCAAATAGCTCAGCTCGAAGTAGAGCTTCAAACAGCAGTTAACAACCAAGCTGTCTTGGAAGGCGCGATTGCCCAGCAGAATACTCAAATGCAGGAGCAGCTTGAGTCTCAGCGTCAGAATCAGGCTCTCATATCAGAGCTTTCAGAGGCTAATGATGAGGCGCGCCAAGAAGTCAACCAGCTTAGGAATACTTTTGCGCGGCACGACCTGAACAATCTGGCTATCGCAAAGCCAGGACTGATTGAGAAAATTGTTAATCGAGGAACCGCAAAGGTTCACCAGCAGTTTATTGACTTAACTAACCCAAGGCAGTTTGATGAAACTCCTAGTCCTGAGTAGTGTTTTGTTGTTGAGCGGCTGCTCTACGTTGGGCGGCTTGTTTGGTGGATCTCCAGCCGTGCCCGTAGTGGCCCCGGTTGAAATCATTACAGTTACTGAGCCTGCGCCCATGTATCACCCGCCGCTTCCAGAGGGTCTGACACCCGCCGAGATTGAATGGATTATTTTAAATCCCAGTATCATGCGTGAGTACATTGAAAATTATGATGCAGGAAATGCCCCAGCAGTGGCGTATTACGGATTGACTGCTCAGGCGTATGAGAACTTATCGAATAACTTGGCGGATGTTCGCCGGTATATACGTCAGAACCTAAATATTATTGAATACTATCGGGACAATGACCCGACTCAAAAGGAAGAGTAGCTATGGCAAAGAAAAAGAGTTCACCCGATGCATTTGTCTATAACGCCACCTTAGACCGTATAATTGATGGCGATACGTTCGATTGCGTACTTGATCTTGGCTTTGATGTCAAGCTGCACAAACAGCGGGTCAGACTGCACGGAATTGACACCCCTGAATCTAGGACTAGAAATTTAGCTGAAAAAAAACTTGGCCTAGCCGCAAAAGAACGGCTGAAAGAGCTTTGTGTTGGCAACTTTAAAGTGAAATCACTTGGAAAAGGTAAATACGGCAGGATTTTGGGTATCCCTTATGCGGAAGATGGGCAGGACATTTGCCAAATGCTTATTGATGAGGGTCACGCCGTGGAGTATCACGGAGGCAAGAAAGTTAAGGTTTGGGCAGGAGACGTCTAAGATGAGAATTTCCGAGGAAGGTAAAGCACTGATTAAGAAATTTGAGGGTTGTGAACTAGAGAGTTATCGCTGCAGCGCTAATGTCTTAACAATCGGTTATGGCCATACCAAAGGTGTGAGCGATGGCGACAGTTGTACGCAAGATGAAGCAGACCAGATGCTGACTGATGACCTAGAAGAATTTGAAGGCTATGTGGACAAGCTGGTTACTGTGGATCTGGAGCAAAATGAATTTGACGCTCTGGTTGCTTGGACATTTAATCTTGGCCCAACCAATTTGAGATCAAGCTCACTTCTGGCCGCCCTAAATGAAGGCAAAAAGTCAGAAGTACCAGCGCAGATAAAGCGTTGGAATAAAGCGGGTGGCAACGTATTAAAGGGACTTATTCGCCGCCGAGAAGCGGAATCTTTGCTTTGGGAAGGCAAAGAATGGGGTCAAGTTTAGTCTTTGGCTATGCAGGAGCTCTCATTAAAAGACTTTGACATTCTGTCTCAGCAGGACAAGACAGAGGCCGTTGCGCTTTTAAACCGGTATGACCAGATAGAATTACAAGAAAAGTGCCAAGGCGACTTTATCAGCTATGTGAAGCACTTGTGGCCAGAGTTTATTGAGGGCCGGCATCACAAGATCATTGGCGAAAAGTTCAACAAGATTGCGCAAGGCAAGCTGAAACGGCTGATAGTATGTCTGCCCCCAAGGCACTCTAAGTCAGAGTTTGCCAGTACCTATTTTCCCAGCTGGATGATGGGGTTGCGCGGTGATTTGAAAATAATACAAACGACTCATACGGCAGAGCTCGCTGTACGCTTTGGTCGCAAAGTCAGAAACATGATTGATAGCGCTGAGTACCAAAACATCTTTCCAGAATTAAAACTGCAAGCGGACAATAAAAGCGCCGGGCGCTGGACTACCAACCAAGAAGGTGAATCATTCTACGCGGGCGTGGGTGGCGCGATAACAGGCCGTGGCGCGGACCTGCTTATTATTGATGACCCTCATTCCGAGCAAGACGCCTTATCACCGACAGCAATGGAATCCGCCTACGAATGGTATACCTCTGGGCCTAGACAGCGTTTACAGCCTGGCGGAATCATAATAATAGTTATGACGCGCTGGAGCACCAAAGACTTGGTTGGTAAGGTGCTGAAAAATCAAAGCGCAGAGCATGCTGACCAATGGGAGGTCGTCGAGTTCCCAGCCATCATGCCCGACTCCGAAGAGCCTCTTTGGCCAGAGTTTTGGAAAAAGGAGGAATTGCTCTCGGTTAAAGCGTCTCTACCAATCGCAAAATGGAACAGCCAGTGGCTCCAAAACCCGACGGCTGAGTCCGGCTCGATCGTCAAGAGAGAGTGGTGGAATCGCTGGGAAAAAGAGGGCGTGCCACCGTATTCATACGTTATTCAAAGCTATGACACCGCATTCTCCAAGAAAGAGACGGCTGATTACTCTGCAATTACTACATGGGCTATTTTTAAGCCAGGTATTGCGGGCGATGAAGATGCTGACCAGATAATGCTGCTAGACGCCAAGCGCGTGCGGGTTGATTTCCCAGAGCTCAAAAAGCTGGCGTGGGAGGAGTACAAGTATTGGGAGCCCGACTGTGTTCTGATTGAGGCCAAGGCTACCGGCACGCCATTGACTCAAGAGCTTCGCAGAATGGGAATTCCGGTTACCGCCTATACGCCGAGCCGTGGGCAGGATAAGGTGGCCCGAATGAACTCTGTTGCCCCGATCTTTGAAAGCGGTATGGTATGGGCGCCTGATGAGACATTTAGCGATGAAGTTATCGAAGAGATGGCCAGCTTTCCTTACGGCGACCACGACGACTACTGCGACTCGGCAACTATGGCTTTAATGCGATTTCGTCAGGGCGGGTTCTTATCCTTAAATGAGGATTACCCAGAAGAAGCTAGTTTTTTAAATCGAAAGCGTGTCGTGTACTATTAATATAATGTTAAAATGGAAATATAATGGCAATTGAAAGACGACTAGGCACTGAAAACGACCCCGATATTATGGTTATGGGTTCTGCTGTAGAGGTTTTCCCAGAACCCTCGCGTTCCGATGAGATAAGAAATGCGGCAGAAATACTCGTTTCGGAAGAAAGTATTTTGCTGGGTGATGAGCAGTTTGAAGATCAGCCGCCAGAAATGGAATTCTCGGCTAATTTAGCTGAGGTGGTAGAAGACAGCGTTTTAAATACATTAGCTGGAGACATAATTCAGTCGATAAACCAAGATAAAGAATCGCGGTCAGACTGGGAAAAAACCTATACGGACGGCCTTAAATATTTGGGCATGAAGTTTGACGAAGGCAGAAGTCAGCCATTTGAAGGCAGTTCTGGGGTCATCCACCCAATCCTTGCCGAAGCCGTTACGCAGTTTCAAGCGCAAGCATACAAAGAAATGCTACCGGCAAAGGGTCCTGTCAAAACACAAATAATCGGCGCCAGAACGGTAGCAACAGAAACACAGGCCGATCGCGTTCAGGAGTTTATGAACTTCTACATCATGAACGTGATGAAAGACTACGACCCAGAGATGGATATGTTGTTGTTTTATCTGCCTCTGGCCGGCAGCGCCTTCAAAAAGGTTTATTTCGATAACGTGCTCAATAGGGCGGTTTCTAAGTTTATTGCACCAGAAGACTTGATCGTGCCCTACGAAGCGTCCGATTTATCAAGTGCTGAACGCGTGACGCACGCTATCAATATGTCGCACAACGAAATCAAGAAGCAGCAGCTTTCTGGTTTTTATAGAGATGTAGACGTCAGTAAGCACGGCTACGATTCAACCGAATCTGATGTAGAAGCTGAAATTGACAAATTGCAAGGGATTAAGGCGGGTTACGCTGAAGATCGTGATCATACGATCTTTGAAGTTCACACTATTCTAGATCTGCAAGGGTTTGAAGATGCTGGTGAAGATGGCGAGCCTACAGGATTGAAGCTGCCTTATATCGTTACGATCGATGAGTCGTCCGAGCAAGTTTTATCGATCCGCAGAAATTATAACGAAGGCGACCTATACGCCAATAAAATCAACTTTTTTGTTCAATACAAGTTCCTGCCAGGACTCGGATTTTACGGTCTGGGCTTATCTCACATGATTGGCGGCATCTCCAAGGCCAGCACTTCGATCTTGCGACAACTGATTGACGCCGGAACATTGGCCAATCTACCGGCTGGCTTCAAGGCTAGAGGTATGCGGATCAGGGATGAGGATGAACCGCTGCAGCCGGGTGAATTCCGCGACATTGACACAAGTGGCGGGTCTTTAAGAGATAATCTGATCCCGCTGCCCATCAAGGAGCCCAGCAATGTATTGATGCAGTTGTTGGGCATTCTAGTAGATTCTGGAAAACGCTTTGCAGCCATAGCAGACACCAACATAGGTGACGCCAGCGGTAATATGCCGGTTGGCACCACTGTAGCGCTGTTAGAGCGCGGCACCAAGGTGATGAGCGCTATCCACAAAAGATTGCATTATGCGCAACGACTTGAGTTCCAACTGCTCGCTAAAGTATTTGCCGAATATCTGCCCCCAGATTATGGGTACGACACAGGCACTGGTCCTAGTGCCATCAAACAAACTGATTTTGATGACCGCATAGACGTAGTGCCGGTTTCAGATCCCAATATCTTCAGTCAGAGCCAGAGAATTACGCTTGCGCAAGAGCTATTGCAAATGGTTCAGAGCAATCCAGAGATTCACGGGCCTTTGGGGATGCACGAGGCCTACAAACGAATGTATGCTGCTTTAGGCATTGATAATGTTGAAGCCTTGTTGCAAGCACCGCCAGACACTACCCCAAAACCGATCGATTCAGGACTGGAAAACAGTGGTTTTATGATGGGTCAGCCACAACAAGCGTTTGAGGGGCAAAATCATCAATCGCACGTTGAGGCGCACAGAAGTTTGTTTTTGACACAAGTCGTCAAAGAAAATCCGCAAATGCAGTCAATAATTATTAGTCACTGCATGCAGCACCTTCAGTTCATGTCTGCGCAGATTGCACAGCAACAAATACCGCCAGAGGTGCAACAGCGCATCCAAGGCGTGCAGCAACAGATGCAGCAGATGCCGCCAGAGGAAGCTCAAGCGGCCAGTATTGAAATTCAGATGTTACTGGATCAGTTTTCAGCACCTATCTTGGCGCAATTGACACAAGAATTTTTGCAATCAATCGGCCAGGGCGATGAAACCGATCCTTTGGTTGCAATCAGGCAGCAAGAATTGTCGCTGAAAGATAAGCAAATCGATCAAGAGCAGACCCAGTTTGAGATGAAAGCAGGTCAGCGTGGGCAAGAGAAATTGTTAGAAAGCGAAATTCAGCGTCAGCGCATTAATGTACAAAAAGATGTTGCGGATGATAAGCTGGATTTGTCGATTCAACGGTTGAAGCAACAAGCTGATTTAAAATTGCTTGAATTAGAGCAAAAAATGAGAGCTTAGGTTCCAGGAGCTAACAACATGAACAGTACCCGAGTAGAAGAAGTTGCGGCGTTGCGAGCGCAAAAAAAATTAGATCGTAAGGCCGAAGAGGACGCAGCCCTCGCCACAGCTGAAGCTGAAACGAAAGCTCACGAGGCGAACATGGCAAGAATTGCCAAAAAAATGGCGAGTTTTGCTGGAGAAGTTGGAGCAATCACGATTGCAGAAGAGCCCGCTCCGCCACCAGCTCAAGAGCTGCCTCCGGTTAAGTCCAAGCCAGTAGCCAAGAAAGCGGCTAAGAAAGTGGCTAAGAAAGTGGTAGCAATGAAACCAAGTACGAGTGGCCGATCAAAGGCCATCAAACGTAAAAAATAGGAGTAAACAGTTATGGCCATCAAAAAAGTGCCTAGCAATAAGTCGTTTGAAAAGCCAAACCCAAATGCCATCGGCAAGAATAATGGTGTTACCTCCATTGTGGATATGAAGGGCAAGGGAGCAGCGACCAAGGGACTCAAGTTCAAAGTCAGGAATTAATATGGAAGACGACCTGACTTATTACGACGTGGTGAAGAAACTCATCAAAGATCGCGAAAATCAGATTTCGCAAACACTTATGTCCGGCGCACTAAAAGATATGGAACATTACAAATTTTTGCATGGCGAGCTTTCTGCGCTATACTACATCGATACCGAGCTCAGAGAGCGCAATAAAAGTAATTGATGATGGCAAAACTTGAGAATGTAACCAGTGCGTATGTTGAGGCGGATGATCGCGTGCTAGATCCCACGATCCTCGACGAAAGCGTTTTAAACCGAATGCCGCAACCTACAGGTTGGCGAATGCTGGTGTTGCCTTACGCCGGAAAACTTGAGTCAAAGGGCGGCATAGCCTTTACAAAAGAAACCATAGACAAGGAAGCGTTGGCCTCAGTCGTTGCTTTTGTCGTCAAACAAGGCCCACTTTGCTATGGTGACAAAGCCAAGTATGGTGAGAAGAAGTGGTGTGAAGAAAAGCAATGGGTTTTGATAGGCCGTTACTCGGGCGCTAGGTTCAAGCTTGAAGATGGCGCTGAATGCCGAATAATTAACGACGATGAAGTGATTGCTACCATTCTTTCCCCTGACGATATATTGAGCGTGTGACTATGATAGAAAATGCCAATCAAGCTGAAGAGCAAGAAATTGAGATTAGCGTCGAAGACGATGCTGTTGTAGAGGCTAAGCCTAGCCAAGACGATGAGCTGGAGACGTACACCAAGTCGGTTTCCAAGCGAATCAATAAGCTAAACGCTAAAACGCGAGCAGCTGAAGAGCGAGCGCAAATGGCTGAGCAGATTGCGCACCAACGAGAGGCCGAAATACAGGCTTTGCGCAGTCATTCTCAAGCGCAAGCAGGAACTGTCCTTTTGAAAGAAGAGGAGGCGATGGTTGCCAAAGAAGCGCAAGCTGACGATCTCTATAAGAAAGCGATCGAATCTGGCGATGCGGATTTAATGAGCAAGGCAGACACTTTAAAAAGTGATCTGAGCATTCAGAAGGAAAAGATTCGCCTAGCAAAAAACAGGCAGGATACCGAACAAGCTCAATACAATCAGGCAGTTCAGCAACAGGTTGCCCAACCGCAACAGCAGCAACAACAACAACCTGCTGTAGAGCCGACGACTGAAGCTCTGGGTTGGTATGAGCAAAACAAGTGGTACGGAGATGCGGACGACAAAGGTAACCTCGAGGCTACCCAGTTTGCATACTTCCAGCACTACAATCTTATAAATGAAGGGCACGAGCCCGATTCTGACGAATATTATGACGAATTGAACTCTCGTGTTTACAAAGTGTACCCGCACCTGCAGAATGCAAGTGTAAGTAAGGACGCGCAAGCCGAAGCCAAACCCTCTGTGCAAAGAGTTGCTTCAGCTACTGTTGGTAGTAGCCGTCAAAAAACACAAGGCAAGAAGAATGGCGTTACATTTTCGAGGTCAGAAGTAGAGCGCCTTAGAGGCTTGAAGCCGCATAACATGAGCGAAGATGCTTGGTTGAAGCGGGTTGCAGTTGAAAAACAAAGAATAGCTTCTAGGGAGGCAATGTAATGACTCAGGAAATTAAAGCGCCAAGCAGAAACTCTCGTGATTCCGAGACGCACGATAAAACTACTCGTAGGAAACCATGGCGACCAGTAAGGAAGCTAGAAACTCCGCCGGCTCCACCAGGATTTACATATCGCTGGATAAGGGAGTCAATGTTGGGACAAGAAGATCGCGCGAACGTCAGCAGACGTTTACGAGAAGGTTGGGAACTCGTTAGAGGGACTGATCTTCCGAGCGAATGGCAACTTCCAACAGCGGATGATCATAGCCGCCATGCTGGCATCGTTTATAATGAAGGATTGCTGCTTGCAAAAATACCGAACGAAACTGTCGAAGAGCGACGTGAATATTATCAAGGTAAGTCTCACGACGCAGTATCCGCTTTGGACAACAGTGTTTTCAACCAAAGCCGGAAAGATAGCTCTTATGTGAAGTATGATCCCCAGCGGAATTCAAGCGTGACCTTCGGCAAGAAATAACTAATGTGCATTTTGCACTTAACCAATAATCTATTTAGGAGAAAACAAAATGGCGAATAAAGACGCTAGCTTTGGTTTGAAACCTGTAAGAATGATTGGTGGGGCTCCGTATAATGGCGGACAGTCACGTTATCGTATTGCTTCTTCTTATGGCACGAGTATTTTCCAAGGCGACTTGGTTATGCAGGTAACCGGTGGCGGCATTGAGATTCATGCTGTTTCCGGAACCGTACCATTGGTTGGAGTTTTTAACGGCTGTAGCTACACGGACCCAACCACGGGCGAACAGGTATTCAGTAACTATTATCCGGCCAGTACGGCTGCTTCAGACATCATAGCTCTCATTATTGATAGCCCTGACGTTGTGTATGAGATCCAGGCTGATGAAGCCTTTCCAGTAGCAGATTTGCTCGGGAATTTCGATGTCATAAAGACCAACGCCGGCTCTACCAAAACTGGTATTTCTGGTGATGAAGTTGACGTGAGCAGCGGTGCAACAACTGCCACTTTACCCCTGAAAGTGATTGACATTTCTCAGGACCCTAGTAACCAAGATGTCGGCTCATCTAACACCAACGTATATTGCGTGATTCAAAACTCAATATTCGGTGTTAAGTCTGCCGGTCTGGCATAAGGAGAATAAGTAATGGCTATTTCCAGAGCACAATTAGCTAAAGAGCTAGAGCCTGGCCTGAACAGCTTGTTCGGCCTTTCTTATGATGAGTACACTCAAGAGTATGCGCTGAGATCTTTGCTACAGAGGACTCTCAACGGGCCTTTGAAGAAGAAGTGTTGATCACTGGTTTCGGTGGAGCTCCGGTAAAAACTGAAGGTGGATCGGTTGATTTTGACCAAGCCACTGAAAGCTATACCGCACGCTACACACATGAAACAATCGCACTGGCATTCGCTTTGACAGCAGAAGCAGTAGAAGATAACCTTTATGACTCCTTGGGCAAGCGCTACAGTAAAGCCCTTGCAAAATCAATGGCTAACACCAAAGAAGTCAAAGGTGCCGATGTTCTCAACAATGCATTTTCTTCGTCTCACACAGGCGGCGACGGCGTTTCTCTGATCAATACTGCGCATGTCCTTGCGGGCGGTGGCACAGCGGCGAACAGAGCTACATCAATGGCAGATCTCAATGAGACGTCCCTAGAGGATGCCCTTATTGACATTAGTTCCTTCACCGACGATCGTGGATTGACGATTTCTGTACAGGCAGAAAAACTTGTAGTTCCAAGCGAACTGGTTTTTGTGGCTGACAGGATTCTAAACTCGCAAGGACGTCCGGGTACTGCTGATAATGATTTGAACGCGATCAAGAGCACTGGTGTTCTTTCTGGCGGATACACAGTTAATCATTATCTCACGGACCCAGACGCTTTCTTCTTGTTGACGTCTGTGACATCTGCTGGCGAAGGCCTCAAGATGTTCCAGCGCAGCGCGATGGAAACGTCAATGGAGCCTGACTTCACGACTGGTAACATTCGTTACAAAGCTCGTGAGCGCTACTCTTTCGGCTTTTCTGACTGGAGGGGTATATACGGGTCACAAGGAGCCTAAAAGGCTCTTAGAAGCGAAATGGTGGCCTCTCAGGCACCTATTTTTGCATGACTCTAACCCTATATTTTGGTCTTACCAAAAAATAGGGGGCAAAGAAACTAAAAGGGACCTTCGGGTCCCTTTTTTTATGCGTAAATTCTCTTTGTATAAAAACTTGCACATAACGACACGATCTATATAATCAAGATCTCACTCAATTAAACGGGTC